AGTGATATCAATAGAATTGAAATATGACTCCATCGCTCTCTGATCGTCAGGTAATATTCCAAAAGCCACATAGAAACTATATCTAGCGTCTTGTGTTATACTATCGGAACGTTGTTCTACATTGTGCCTTTTCTCAAACATGGATGTGTTTTTAAACACCCTTTGATAGAAAGCATCAGAATAGTTCAACCCTGATCTTCGATACATCGAATAGAAGGCAGAGAGTACAGGCAAACCATTAGTTAGCGCGCACCCTCCGTCTCCTACAGCGGCAAGCCACATTCGATATGTAGCTCTATTAGGGATGGGCATTGTGCAGAGTGTGTCTTTCTTGAATACAGTAGCAGGGATACGACACATTCGCCATTCAAACCCATCGAACACCGGTTTGGTTTGGCAGAATTCCAATTGCTCGAACTCATACACAGGAGGCTCAGCTTTCAGTATGAAACCAAATGACTTAAACCACTCCACGATCAAGTTTGAAATATGATCATACAACTCCGATTCTGCTACAATCACAAAATCATCACCATTGTTAATCAGTTCAAAGTCCAGTTCATAGTGCTGCTTGAAAGCATAGATCACAGCACACACTATCAACACATTTCCTAACGATGTATTGATGTCTCCTGAACACCGTGTTCCTCGCATAGCAAACGACACATGTCCATCTTGAAAGTAGGCTCTACCGCGGTTAGTCAATTGCTGCTTTAACAAGCGTTGCAACCTCCTCGATTTAAACATCCCATTGTAAATGGAATGCTCAAATTGTAGAGCAGGTACACTAACATGCATGTCAAGCTTGGTGATGTCACCACCAATTGCAACTGGGTTCACGAATCTGTCCCACTTATCTCTAATCACTCTAGCAGACTCAAATACATTGAGTCCCTTAATCACCGTGTGATCAGAACAAGATTTAAATATGTCGTTAATAGAACTGTATATCGGTTTTTCAAGCTTCTTTAGGTATCTTGCCAGTTCTAAAGTATAACGAGTACTTCGAGGGTTTATTATACGAGGTGCTTTGTTGACATTACACTTCTCGAATTTGATGAAAGTTTTCAAACGGGCGTCCATGTTAGTGAGAGGATCATGAGATAGTGATTCCATAGCTTCTCGATAGAGTCGTTGTTTTTGGCCAGTGTACATTTCAACCACTTCAGAGCGGGAATACACATGGGCAATATGACGATTCTTTCGGACCATGAAATTACGAAATTTCATAATACCAGCACTTACAAAGACGTTTCGTTGAGGTTGAATGGGTGTTGTCAGCACTCCATCAACCTTAAGATTCAAATACCTCTCCGTGAGAGCGATACACGCCGCCCTCAAGGTATTGTTGTACACTCCGAATTCACTGTCTCCCAGAACGTTTGGGAGGGCGTGGTAAATTCGTGCTCGGGGGACATCCTCATACGGTCTCACAACCAAACGCTTGTCGATTGTCCCACCAATACAATCGACAGCTGTGAGCCGCAAAGGACCCCATCACTTACGAGCATACACACTGGGCTTAATACCCGGTGTGATGCTAAAGTACAGCTGAACCGCTTCGTCCACATGCAAATGTATGTCCACCGTACGAAAATGATGCTCGCGCATCTTCTTCATCAAGTGCTGGGCACACAATCTACGATTAGCTTCAGTATCAGATAACTGATAATACTTAGCTCGTAGAACATTGACTAAAGCGACCACACAGTAAGCCACCGCACGTTTTCTCCGACGTCGAGGTTTGCTTAAATGTTTGGAAAGCCGTTCTCTTTTCTCAGCGATAAGGGTTTCTTTTGAAGGTTTGGAACTCCCGACTGGTAGCTCAAGTGGCGTCGTCCCAACAACAGGACAATCAACTTCACCAACTTGCAAACTAGCTACAACCTCTAGTTTGTCCTCACAGTCTTCGTCCTCAGGCTCTGTTAGATCGTTGCCGATCAGATCAGATATGCCCTCAGCATAGTTCCTAGCTTCAACGAGGTCTTGGAATTCACAGTCGTCATCTAGCATAGCTACCACAACTCTACGCCGTACTGTGGTGAATTCCCATTCCGCAACATCTTCTTCTCCATAGCAGCATGGTGTAAACATGTTCATGAAGAATTTCTTAATCTTTTCAAGTCTTGTTAGCTCTGTGGTAACTACAGGGAGATAGTTCCGTTCGACTTTGCCGTAGCAGTTGTATCGATCTTGTCCTAGAATTGTGTCCATAGTGAAAAGGTTAAAAGGGAAATGCTTTTTACTTCAAGCGGAAGGGGAAGGTGCAGCTCCCACTGCTCCATGTCGGTTGCCACCATGGTCGTGGTTGGGGTTACCCCCAAATGGTCACCAAATGTGTTATGTAATATGCACTCAAACCCGTCTTACTAATCGTAATCTAAGCTACATATTACACAACACACTCACAAGACAGTTACCATCACCTTTCAAGGCCTACTTGCTTACGCTGTAGATGCAAATTGAAATGA